AACGTAAGAGCCGACCTAACATACCAACAGGGCCTTAACAGAATGTGGTCAAGAAGAACCAGATTCGATTACTACTGGCCCGCACTCTCCCACCTGGGAGAACAAGAAATACTAAATAAGGAAATATTCCTACAAGGACAGGCCGCCGATGGCGGCACATTCGGCTTCCAGGAAAGATACGCCGAATACAGATACTACCCATCAATGATAACAGGCCAATTCCGCTCAACATTCGCGGAAACACTAGACATATGGCACTTATCACAAGAGTTCGAAGAACTACCAACACTATCCGCAGAGTTCATCGAGGATAATCCACCAATCGATAGAGTCATCGCGGTTCAGGATGAACCACACTTCCTATTCGATTCATACATCAATCTAAGATGCGCTCGACCTATGCCTCTGTACGGTGTACCAGGCATGATCGATCACTTCTAACTGATGACAACGCATCCTTCAAATAAAGAGAGACGCTAGTCGATAAACATGGCCTTATTACCAATAGCAACAGCACTCGCCGGACCACTAGCTTCGTTAGCAGGCTCATTCATGGGCGGCAGAGCAGCAGATAAAGGCCAACAAGCAGCAAACAAAGCAAATCTAAAAATAGCCCGTGAACAAATGGCATTCCAGGAACGAATGTCATCAACGGCATACCAACGATCCGCTAAAGACCTAACAGCAGCCGGTCTAAATCGCATACTAGCCTTAGGCGGCCCCGCTAGCTCACCTTCAGGAGCACTCGCGACGATGCAAAGCGAATCAGCCGGCAAGGCAGAAGCACTAAAAACCGGCACAGCATCAGCACTACAAGCACGGATCGCAACCCAACAATTCAAACAGGCCCAGGCACAGACCGGCCTAATAAATCAAACAACTCTGAAAGAGGTACAAAACACCGCCCTGGCAAACTCACGCGCCGTCATAGAAGCGGAAAAAGCAAAAGTCGTACAAGATTCATCATTCAACATAAGATCGATATTAAAAGAATTCGGGATAGATACCCGAGTCGACGAACCAAAACCATACGATCCTAAATCGGTATCATCAAAGAAAACACCAGGCGGATAAAATGAAAAAAGTACGATCACAGTTCAGCGAACGCGTACCAGTCCGCTTAAAATGCGGACCTTCATTAACCCAACAACACTTCGCAGAAGAAGTAAATATAAATAACATCGTTGCAAAATATCGCAACGGCGGCGGCATGCCAATGGCGACGAACAAACAAGAATTCGGCTATGCCACATCGCAATCGTTCACAGAAGCGATGTTCCTGGTAGCGAAAGCAACAGAGGAATTCGGAAAACTACCATCAGAAGTGAGAAATCACTTCGATAACAGTCCAGCTAAGTACCTGGACAGAGGCGGAGAGTACGAAGCCGATACTAAACAGGAGGATAGGCGAAAGCCGGTCTCTGCTCCCTCAGAGGCCTCTCCTGTACCGGCTGAGCCGGAAAAAGCCCCGCCTAGCTCCTAGGCTACGAAGTAATTGACTTCGGGGCGTAGACACTGTATAACTTGTCCTACAGTGTCTCAGGTGGTGAGGCACACTAAAACAAGCCATTAAAGGCTTTGCTTGAGGGAGCAATCAATGTCATTAGGAAACAAAGACCCAGGTTCACTTAGGAACCAAGAATATAGAAATCAATTAATAGAGAGAATCCAGGAACTTCGAAAAGATAGACCTGGTGATCCAGAAATAAAAGAAATCGAGGACAGACTATGGCCTACCGCAGAAAAAAAATGTCAAAAAGACGTTCAAGAAAATCCTTCAGAAAAGGGACTCGATCACACAGAAGAAATCGCGGCACTACTCAAAGAGGCGGTGTCGCGCTATAACATCGAGTCAATGGGCATCATAAGAGCCCTAAATTCAGAAATACTAGGTCATAAAAGACATATAGAAAGGCTACAAGAGAAAGCACGATACGTGCAAATGCTTGAAACAAAATGACCTGCTTCACACCACTACACGCCAATCGGTCACCCGATGGCAAAATAACATTCCCTGGTAAAGGAGCCGGGTACCGGCTAGGAGATATCGAACTACCATGCGGCCGCTGCAACGGATGCAGAATATCAAAGTCCAGGGAATGGGCAATAAGGTGTGTACATGAAGCTAAAACTCACGCTCAAAACGACTACATCACTCTTACTTATAACAACGCTAACCTACCAAGCGACCACGGCCTACACCACCTGCACTATCAAAAGTTTATTCGAAAACTTAGAGATAGAACAAATCAAAAAATCAGATATTACATGTGCGGCGAATACGGCCAAGCGACAGAGGAAAACGATTACATCGCTAGACCTCACTTCCATGCAATTCTGTTTGGATACCAATACCCGGATAGGCAAAAACATGTCATCCGCAGAGGTAATCAAACGTATCTTTCCGAACTACTCAGCAACGACTGGGGAAAAGGATTCATAGAAATATCTGAAGTAACGTTCAAATCCGCGGCATATGTCGCGCGTTACATAATAAAAAAACAAAAAAACCAGGCTGAAAGCCTAACAATATTCGACAAAGATACCGGGGAAATAACCGGCTACAGAAAAAACGAATATACAGCAATGTCCCTAAAACCTGGTATCGGCAAAAAGTACTTCATGAAGTACCAAATGGATAACTACGAGTACTCCATGATCGAACCAGGAAAAAAAATGGAAGTACCAAAATACTATAAGGAAATACTAAAAAAGGAGCAGCCTATACTGGCAGAAATATTACGAGAAAAACGAGTAAAAAAAGCAAAAGAATCAAAAGACAATACACCCGAAAGACTCCGGACCCGAGAATACATCCAAGGCCGGAAAATAGACAAACTAAAAAGGGAAATATAATGCTCCAATCCATATTCACAGTATACGACGAGAAAGCAGAAGCTCATTTACCACCATTCTTTATGCACAATTCACAAATGGCCATTAGGGCCTTCACAGACTGCATAGCAGCTCCAGAACACAAGTTCGCAAAACACCCATCAGACTACACATTGTTCCTCCACGGCTCATTCGAGGACAATGACGCATCATTCACGCTACAAGCAGCTCCCAAAGTCATCGGAAATGGTGTAGAGTTCATTACCGTACCCAATAATGAGCAAATACCTGATGCCAGGACACAAAAAGTCAGTCATGAGCCACCGCTTCGATTCGACCCCACGGGCTGAAATACCTCGAAGCTCATTCGACCGATCTCACGGTCACAAAACCACATTCAACGCCGGGGAATTAATCCCGTTCTACGTGGATGAAGCCCTCCCCGGACGGTGACGGGGAGGGTCCTGGATACCCTCCCCGTCATCGTCCATCGGAGACACATTTAACTTAAAAGTAACAGCATTCGCCCGCCTGGCTACACCAATAAAACCAATCATGGACAATATGTTCATGGAAACATTCTTCTTCTCAGTACCGGTAAGACAGGTCTGGGAAAACTGGGTCAGGTTCAATGGCGAACAAGCATCACCAGATCAATCAACGGACTTTACCGTTCCACAAACAACGCTATTCTCACCCGTCAGTGTCGGAGGGCTATTCGATCACATGGGTATCCCTACTGATATCAATTTCGATGAGTTCAGCATTAACAGCTTGCACATGCGTGCATACAACAAAATATATAATCAATGGTTCAGGGACGAAAATCTACAAGACGGAGTTATCGAAAATATCGACGACGGTCCCGACTCCTCTAACGACTTCGTTATTAAAAGACGCCGTAAGCGTCCCGATTACTTTACATCGGCATTACCGTTCCCGCAAAAAGGCGAGGACGTCACACTAAACATCGGCGGACTAGCCCCGATCCAGGGCATCGGGATCCGCGATGTAGCCGACTTCACAGCAGTCGACTTCGACATGGTCGAAACAGATCGATTAGATCACTACGACTTCGCGGCCGTAACAGGCGCTGAAGTCAACACCGGCGAAATAATGATAAAAGGGGAATCCGTATCAGGAGCCCCAGAAATATACGCCGACTTGGCAGACGCAACCGGCATAACAGTCAACGAGCTACGCGAGTCCTTCCAGGTACAAAAACTACTAGAGCGCGACGCGCGATCCGGGACCAGGTACCCGGAAATACTCAAAGCACACTTTGGAGTAACAGACCCACAAATGCTCGTCCTTCAACGCCCCGAATTTCTCGGCGGCGGATCGAGCAGGGTCAATATCAACCCAGTACAACAAACATCCGAAACAGACCCATCAGGTCCAGATGCATCACCACAGGGAAACCTGGCAGCATTCGGAACGGTCACACTATCAGGTCACGGCTTTACAAAATCATTCACAGAACATTGCCTAATTATAGGCATAGTAAACGTAAGAGCCGACCTAACATACCAACAGGGCCTTAACAGAATGTGGTCAAGAAGAACCAGATTCGATTACTACTGGCCCGCACTCTCCCACCTGGGAGAACAAGAAATACTAAATAAGGAAATATTCCTACAAGGACAGGCC